TTTGGAGAAAATATGACAATATCAGAAGCCCCATTATACAGAACAGCAGACGCTAACAACTGCGCCAAATGTGTATTCTTTCAAGCGTTGGACATGGAGGAGGGGATTTGTACCAAGTTTGACTTTAAGACTGAGTGCGAATATGTATGTGACGCCTTCTCCCCCGCTCCGGTAGCTGAAGCCCAGCCGGTTGAAGTTGTGGCAATGCCTGCAATGATGAGCGTGGATATAACCGAAGATATGTTGGTCAACTTCGGCGGCGCGGTCAAGGCTTTAAACGGTATCCAAGAACCTGATTATGCCATCGTGTACGGCGGGCAGGATTTGACCGATGATTACTTTGACAAGAATACTGAGTATGGTTTTGCAGGTGCAAAAACAAAACGAGTGCCGATCCTATTCCACCATGCTCAACCGTTGGAGACTGCGGACGAAAAACAATATCAGGTAAAAAGCCCCATTGGTGAAGCGGAGTTGGAAATTACCGATGAGGGCGTTTTGATCACACAAGCCATTTTGTACAATCGCGCAAAATACGAAGCGCACCTTGCAAGCCTCGGATGGTCAACGGGCGCGGCGTCTCATGCAGTAGACAGGGAAGAGCGCGGTGGCAAGTCGTATGTCAAGCAGTGGTTACTCAGTGAGTTATCGGTCACGCCCATGAGCGCAGAGCCACGAATTAAAAATGTAATTGCGCTCAAATCATTAGTTACATCATCTAAGTCAGATGTTGAACAGCAGGAACAAGTGAAAGCCGCCGGACAGGATAAGCCCGAAGCCGCCACGAAGCCTGAACCAATCCAAGAAGTTAAATCAATAGGAGTAGAAAAAATGGAACTCGATGAAGTAAAACTCCAAGAGATGTTGACACAGGCGGCGGAAGCGGGAGCGACCAAAGCAATCGCGGCAACCGAACCTGTGAAATCATCTGGCGGGCATGTCCAAGTGATTGAAGCGGCGGAAGATCGCCCGTTCAAATCCATCGCTGAAAATCTTTTAGCGATCAAGGCAGACGTGTTATCACACGGCAATTCTGATAACCAGTATCCTCGTATGCGCTACCTGAAAGCAACTGGCGCAAGCGAAGGCGTCCCGACTGACGGCGGGCTATTGTTAGACCCGACTCTCTCGGCGGAAATTATCAAACCCATGCATGACGCTGGTCCCTTTAGCAATGCAGTCCGCCGCTTGCCCGTTGGCAACAACAGCAACTACGGCTGGCTCAATGCGGTTGACGAAACATCACGCGCCACTGGCTCACGCTGGGGCGGGATTCGTGGGTATCGTTTAGCCGAAGCCGCGACCAAAACGGCAAGCAAGCCTACCTTCCGTCGTATCAATTGGGAACTCAAAAAGTATGCCGCCGTTGTGGTTGCTACCGATGAGTTGCTGGCGGATGTATCAATGTTCAGCGAGATTGTCCGCACTGGCGTTGCGGAGGAACTCAACTTCATGTTGAACGATGACATCATGAATGGCATTGGCGTTGCGGGACCGCAAGGCTTTATGCAATCGGGCGCGTTGATTACCGTTACCCGCACCACAGGCTCGAAGATTTTGGGTGAGGATATTAGCGCAATGTATAACCGCATGGACTTACGCGGGCGCGCTACCTGCAACTGGTACATTGGCAACGACAGCACTCCGCAGTTGGATAACCTGTTTGCAGTCGGTTCAACCGCCGTGCTGTATCCTTACGCCTCAATCGGCGCGGATGGTATTAAGTACCTGTATGGGCGTCCCGTTATCACCACCGAGTTCAACGCCTCGTTAAATACCACGGGTGACATTGCACTTGTTGACCCCCAGCAATACCTGCTTTGGGAAAAAGGCGGAGTACAGGCTGAGTCAAGTATTCACGTTTATTTCCTGAGTGACGAGACCGCCTTCCGTTTTGTTTACCGCGTGGATGGTAAATCATCCGTTGCCAGTGCCTTGACCCCGTATAAGGGCAGCACTACCACCAGCCCATTTGTTGTACTTACCTCCGCGACTTAATAGGAGCATAAAATGAAAGACGCAAGATTTGGAATTGGGCAAAATATTGTCCCGCTGAAAGCTCCGGTAGATTCCGCTGGTACAGCTTACGCGACCCCGTTTGTTGACCTCAAAAACGCGCTGCACGCTACCTTCTTTTGGTACGCTGGCGTTGTTACCGCGGCCTCCGCCGATCAGAATGTTATTATCACGATGGAAGCCGCAACCGCCGCCGTATCTGGTGCGGAAGTTGCAATCGCCTTTCGTTATCGCCTGAGCGGTGCGACTGGCGCGAATACCCTCGGCGCGATCACCGCCGCAACCTCCACGGGCGTTTCGTTGGATACAACCACGGTTGACGGCAAAATGTTACTGGTTGACATTGACCCCTCCGCACTCGAAGCCGCACTTGCAGACGCTCGTTTTGTCCGCATGGTCGTTGGCATTGACGCGGGCGGCACTGTCACACTCAATGCGGTATGGGCAGAACTTGACCCGATGTATCCGCAGTTGACACAGTTATCCGCTACTTAGTTTTATAACGCAGGGCGGGCGATTATCGCCCGCTCTGTAAAGAAGCTAAAATTGAAACTTGCCATAGTTGGAAGCGGAACACAGACGCGCAGTAATGCGCCATTTGACGATACGTCATTTGACATTTGGGTATTCAATGAAGCCGCAAATAGTCAATGGTGTAAACGTTGGTCAGCATGTTTCCAAATGCACGAACCTGGAATATACAAGGGACATAACACTAAAGACCCACAGCACTGGCAATGGTTACAGCAAGAGCATGGCAAGCCCGTGTATATGCAGGAGATTGACCCGCTTGTGCCAAACTCGATCCGCTTTCCGCTGGAGCAGGCGCAAGAGTTGGCGGGTGTAAAAATGTTCCCGACCACTTTTGCATACATGGCGGCACTCGCATTATTACAAGGATATACAGAGATACGAATCTACGGCGTGGAATTATCCGCCAGTGAATATCAGTATCAGGCAAATGGCTATCTTTTCTGGTTCGGCTTCTTACGCGGCAGGTTGGGCGCAAAAAATGTGGACAGCGCAGTATTACACCTTGATAAAAATATATTTGATGTGCCGCTGTATGGGTACGAAGGTTCATTCTCGTTCGGTAGAAAATATTTTGATGAGCGTATTGCCGTCCTGGACAGCGAATGGAATGCCGCCGAAAAGAATATCGCCAATATTAAGAAATCGATTGAACGGGCAATAAGCCACAACGAATATGAAAAAGTACAACGCCTGACCATGCAGTACCAACAGTCCGCCATATTATGCGGTGAACTCGCGGGTGCATTGGCGGAAGCGGAGCGATACGTTGCTTTTTCAGATCGTGATGTGGATCGAGGCGGATTTGAATTTGCCGCCGCAACCGCTCAAAAGAAGGGCGAGGAAACAAAACCGCTTGTGTGGCACTACGGCGGAATGATAGAATATATCTGGAACTTATGGCGGCAAACGAAAGCGCAGCCCGCCGCAATCCAGATGAGTGAACTAATAACAAAGATGGGCGCAACCGCCTATGACCTCGGCGCAATGCTCGGCATGTATAAAGAGAATTTGTCCTACCTGCTAAAGTATGACGAAATGATACAAGCCAACGGAGGCTTGAAGTGAGTAATATAAACGCTTACGCAACTCTGGCAGAATATAAAGCATACACAACCGCACGCGGACAAACTGCGTCAACCGATACGGCAGATGATGGCGTTATTAATTCACTTCTCGAATCCGCCTCCCGCTTTATTGACATGCAGACCCGCCGCCAGTTCTATCCATCGATTGAGACACGCTTATATAACGTTCCCACAGAACGCAGTATATTTTTGGATAATGATTTATTGGAATTAACCACGCTTACGAATGGTGATTTGACCGTAATCTCTTCCACCGATTACACCCTGCTCGGCAACCGTGCGCCGTTCTGGTCAATTGCACCTAAAGATACATCCAGCATTTTCTGGACGTATAGCGCGGCAGGCAGTCGGGAGCAAGTGATAAGCGTTTATGGTACATGGGGATTCCATGAGCAATATGCACAGCGGGCTTGGTTACAGGTTGGTACGTTATCCGCCGCGATCACAGACACAACAACACTGGCTTTCAGTGCGACCACCGGACATACAATCTCGGCGGGCAATATCGTAAAGATTGGCACTGAGATTTATAATGTTGTAACCGCTGGCGCAAATACCATAACCCCCGTCAAACGCGGAGATAATGGCAGCACCGCCGCAACCCATTTAATCAGCACGGTTATTTACGCATGGCAACCGATGGAAGAGGCGCGTCAATCCTGCATTGAAATTGCGAACAGCACCTATCAGAAACGCTTCGGGCGCAATACGGGCGAGAGTGCAACCATAACCGCCGCGGGAGTTGTATTGACGCCGCTGGATATACCGGCAACCGCAAAGGCATTTATATATGCGTATGTGAGACATGTTCTATGACCATCACCTCATCCATATCCACTGTTGCCAATAGCATAAGCGGATTGACCATCTCAGGCGTGACTATCAAGAACATTGACGCTATTCCAGATACGGCGCGGATGTTATGCCCGCTACTCATCCCGCAACCTAATGATTTTGTTACCAATATCAATGTGACGTTTGAGACATTCGGCAGCAATGGCGGGGCAAAACTGAATATGACTTACACGCTGACTTATGTATTTTTATTTTGCGAAGTCTCATCCGGTCTGGGAGCGTTTGCCGCATACAATGGATTGCTTACGAAGTTATCTGCAATCCTTGTCACAATCA